TCATTGGCAAAGATGGATGCGTTCGACATTTGGACGTAACCATGCCAGAGAACAACTTATTCTAAATCATATAAGCTGATGAGTAACCGTGATAAATTAAAAAGATTTCAAGATCAAGCCAAAAAAGCTTATGCCGAAAATGTTAATGAAGTTGTAGATGAGCTTCAATTTGAAAGGGATATGGCAGACCCCAGTGCTATATCAGGTATGAAAAGTTTAAATGCTATAAGACGTGCTATTAGACAAGAAATACCTGATAGCACTCGTAAATGGCTTGAAGCTAGTGGGAATGGAGATCTTTGGCCAGCATATAAAAAATGGGTTAAAGAGGTAGCTAAACAGAAAAATAGATTAGCTTCTACATTAGCAAATGAACTTGGATTAGATCTTGAGAAAGAACACTGGACACCTGTAGCTGGTATGGGTGATATACCACCTAAAATGCCATTTACCTCAGTTTCAGATAGAGGACCAGATAGTGAAGGAGGTACTGGAAGCGGTAAATTTAATAGAAGAGTTGGTAATAAACCTGTATTCCGACGAAGGGTATTACAACAACTTGGAGTTGCTACTAATTGGCAAGAGTCAGTTTCTAATTTTGTAGCTGATAGACCTGATATTAAAGATGTAGCAGAAAGAAAGAACTTAAATCTACAGCCATTACCAGTTAGAAAGGCTAGTAATTTAGCTTTACTTAAACTACAGCAAAAAGATCTTACAGGTAATCAGCTAGAGTCTATGATGGACTTAGAGTATGATTTAAAGAAATCAGGTCTTATATCTAGTAAGAATGATGAGTCTTTATTAAATAATTATTTAGATAATATAAACACAAAAGAAACTGCTATGCACGCTCAAAAGCATAGCTGGAAAAGGAATAATAAAGGTGAATTAATTTTAGATCAAAATAATAAACCAATACCATCAGGTCAATGGGATCTAAACACTAAAGAAGCTCATCGTTCTACTAATGAATGGTTTACTAAAAGAAAAGCTGATTCAATAAATGCAGTTAAACGTGGGAATCCTAAATTTACTAAACTTAAAATAGGTGCTGGTCTTCTTGGAGCAACTAATTTCTTACCTACAAAAGCTAGTGCAGAGCAGATAAAACAAGAAATAAGTGAAGGTAAGATTGGTGATGCAACCCAAACCTACGGAAAGGATTTAATAGTTGGACAAGCTACTTCTAGAACAGCAACGAGTCTGCTAAAGCTAGCTCAAAGTAAACTTTCAAAAAGTTTAAAATCACAACTAACTAGACAAGTCTTGAAATTTGGAGGACGTCAACTAGCTAAAAAAGGAGCTGCACTCGCAACAGGACCATTAGCACCAGCCGTAATGACAGGTCTAATAATTAAAGATGTTTACGATGTAGCAAATGTTATTAGTGGAGATAAATTAAAGTTTTCAAACCTTAAAAAGAATTCAGAAATGTCTCGAGAGGAGCGATTTAAGGCTATAGACAACATCAAATTTATAAAATGATTAAACATACATGACCAACCCTTTAGAAGCCTTACAGGACGATTTCAAGCTGTTTCTGACTGCATTATGGGAACAGCTTGAACTACCTCCACCAACAAGAGCACAATTCTCCATAGCAGACTACTTACAACACGGTCCTAAACGTCTTCAAATCCAAGCCTTCCGAGGAGTCGGTAAATCTTGGATTACAGGGGCGTTCGTGTTATGGACTCTATTCAAAGACCCAGAAAAGAAGATCATGATTATCTCTGCCTCTAAAGAGAGAGCAGATAACATGTCTATCTTCCTACAGAAACTAATCATTGAAACACCATGGTTATCACACCTACAACCAAAATCAGACGACAGTCGTTGGTCACGGATTTCTTTCGACGTTGCTTGTTCTCCTCATCAGGCACCAAGCGTAAAAAGCGTTGGTATTACTGGGCAGCTTACTGGATCACGGGCAGATCTAATGGTATTAGACGATATCGAAGTACCAGGAAACAGTATGACGGAGATGATGCGTGAGAAACTCCTCCAACTCTGTACAGAAGCAGAGTCGATTCTTACCCCCAAAGATGATAGCCGTATTTGCTATCTCGGGACTCCTCAGACTGTGTTTACTGTTTATCGTAAGTTGGCAGAGCGCAGTTACCGTCCGTTCGTTTGGCCAGCAAGATACCCACGTAAACTCTCACAGTATGAAGGATTAATAGCCCCACAGCTACAAGAAGATATAGACCAAGGTGCTAAGAAGTGGGAAGTAACAGACCCTGATAGATTTAGCAGTGATGATCTCATAGAACGTGAAGCATCTATGGGACGTAGTAACTTCATGCTTCAGTTCATGTTAGACACTAGCTTATCTGATGCTGAAAAATTCCCTCTTAAAATGGCTGACCTTGTTGTTACTAGTGTCAACCCCTCTAAAGCTCCCGAGTCCGTCGTATGGTGCTCAGATCCTGCAAATGTCATCAAAGGACTCACTACAGTTGGCTTACCAGGAGATTATTTTTATTCTCCAATGCGACTTGTTGGCGAATGGGAAGATTACCAGGAAACAATTTGTAGCGTGGACCCATCGGGTAGGGGAAGCGATGAAACGACTGCAGCATTTATATCCCAACGAAACGGTTTCTTATATTTGCATGAGATGCGAGCCTACAGAGAAGGGTACTCAGACAGTACACTGTTAGACATCCTTAAAGGTTGTAAGAAATATAATGTCTCATCCTTACTTATTGAATCTAACTTTGGTGATGGTATCGTTGCTGAACTCTTTAAGAAGCATTTACAAAATACTAAACAAGCTATACACATAGAAGAAACTAGAGCTAACGTACGTAAAGAAGACAGAATCATAGACTCTCTAGAACCTGTTATGAACCAACACAGGCTCATAGTAGACAAATCAGTTATTGAATGGGACTATAACTCTAACCCTACTGAAGCTCCAGAGAAAAGATTACTATACATGCTATTCTATCAAATGTCTAGAATGTGTAGAGAGAAGTATGCAGTTAAGCATGATGACAGATTAGATGCACTCGCTCAAGGTGTTCAATACTTTACTGAAGCTTTGTCTATCTCTGCAGAGAAACAGATGGCTCAACGTAAGTTAGAAGACTGGAATTCAATGATGGAAGACATGCTAGACAATCCTCAATCCTCCGCTAACCACTTAGTCTTTGGA